ACCAATCGAGGAGACACCAGTGGAAACACCAGAAGTAATCGCACCAGAAGTTATCCAAGCAAGCGCACCAGTGCAGTTTGCACAGGCTCGCAAAGAGCCACGCATCCCTAACTCATGGGAATACATGGCAGCGTTCCACAAGGGTGGCGATGCTTGGGTCAATGCACAAAAAGTGTTCAAGGACTACACCGATTATCACCGCGATCCACTTGTGTCTGCCGCTGCAGGTGATGAGTTCCTGACGAGTGTGCCAGGACTCTTGACCAAAGTCACGATGGGGCCCGTGTTCCAGGACATCAACTTTATGCGACCAGTTGTGTCAGCGTTGGGCGCTCGCGCAATGCCAGCAACACCAGCAAGCACGTTTAACCGACCAACGATTACAACGCATCAGGCAACAGCCACTGCACAAACTGAAGGTTCTGCAGTTGCAACGCAAACTGGCGTGATTGCAAACAACACGGTCACAAAGAAAACATTTGCGAACAGCGCAAACATTTCCTACCAGACGCTTGATTTTACTGATCCAGCAGCGTTGCAAATTGTTATTAACGATTTGATTGGTGGCTACATGGTTGGAACTGACAACGAGGCAGCAGACAACTTGCTCACCGCAGCAACATCTGCTGGCGTATGGGATCTCACCGTTGCTGACTTGTACAAGTCAATCTATGACGCTGCAGTTGTGACGCTTACTGCAACCAACATGTTGCCAACGCACATGTTTGTTGATCCTGCGACATACGCGCTGATCATGCAACTTGCAGACACAACTGGTCGCACATTGTTTGCAAACCTTAACGGTGGACTGTCCGGCATGAACAGCATTGGCGTAGGCAATGCAACATCGTTGAGTACGTCAGATAATCGCAACGACCAGGGCCCACTTGGGCTTAAATTGGTAGTTGATAACAACTTTGCTGCTAAGACAATGGTCATCATGAAAGACATCGGCTATGAGGTCTATGAGGATTGGCGCGGCATCTTGTCGATTGACGCACCAGCTACGTTGACTCGCACCGTGTCCACTCATGGATACTTTGCAACATTTGCTGCAAACTCCAGCATGATTCAAAAAATCACCCAGGCTTAGTCAGGAAGGCGGCTACCGCCGATGGCTACATACAATACGCAGAGCAAACTACTGCTAGACAACTACGCAGTACTGCAGACGCTTGAACCTACAGAGATAGTCACTGGTCAATCAATCACAGTTGCATCTTTGGGCGCACCGTTTAATGGCAGTTTCACTGTGCTCGATGTACCGCTCTATGAGTACATCGGCACTGACTCTGACACAGGCGCGCTGCTCTTTGATGCAAACGTACCGCGCGAGAATCAAGTTCTGTTTGCTTGCACTGGCTCTAATGTCGAGTACACGGTTATTTACACCGGCACAGTCACCTACACGCAGTCCTGCACATGGATCACAACGGCAGAATTGGTCACTTATCTTGGCGTAACCATTGACAATCCGTCAGATGATTTTACGCTGGCAACACAGGCTCGAAACGCTGGCAACGATTTCTGCTATCGGCGCAGGCAAGAGTCTGGCTATTTTGACAGCCTGACAACTGTGCCAGGTCACGATCAGAAACTTGGAACGCTGATGTACGCAGCCGCATTGTGGCGTGGTCGAGGAAGCGTGCAAGATACTTTTGCCACGTTTGATGGCATGGGCGGCGGCAATGTCAATGCCATGACACCAGTCATCAAGCAGCTTCTCGGCATTGATCGGCCACAGGTTGCCTAGTGGCGTACACCGATCTATTTAATGAAGCCATTGATGACGTGGCGGCAACGCTCACTGCTGTAGTGGGCTTGCGCGTGATTACCGATGCCACAAAGATTGTGCCAAATTGCGTGTTTATCGACGCGCCATCATGGGAGACACAGGCTGGCAACGGCAAGGTCATCGAGATGAGTTTCCCTATCAAGGTCATTGGATCTGGGCCTGCTGGTTTGCCGGTACTGCGTCAGATTCTTGGCATCTGCGCGCTGGTGCAAACTAGCGCCATCATCATCATGTCTGGTCAGCCAGGCAGCGTGGAGATTGGCGGCGCAACATACCCTGCCTACAACATGACAATGAGCCTAAAAGCAGAAGCATAAAGGAGACATAATGTACACAATCACATCAGCCAGAATTGGTCATGTAGGGCAACCGTATGAGCCACAAGAAGGCGCAAACATTGCCTGGCTATTGGCTAACGGATTCATCACAGAAACCAAAAACACCAAACCCAAATCGGCTACAATAGAAACAGCCGGCACAGAGGACTCAGGAGAATAACATGGCGACAACTACCTATCTCGGCAATGCAAAGGTCTTAATTGCTACTGTTGATTTAAGCGATCAATGTAAAAGCGCAACCGTATCAAGGACAATTGAGGCTCTTGAAAGTTCTAGTTTTGGGAGTACATCCAGAAACTACACGGCCGGCATGGAGAACTCGACGTTCACTGGCGAGTTCATGATGTCCTACGCGGCATCTGAGACATACGCAACTCTTAAAGATCTTGTTGGCACATCAATTACGATTGTGGTTAACCCAACATCTGCTGCATCATCAGCCACCAATCCAGGGTTTACCCTAACCGGCACATATCTAGAATCCATCGATGTCATCGCAGCGGAAATTGGAACGCTTGGGATGGTAACGGTAAGTACACAGGGCGGTGTTTATACCGCTGCAGTAACCTGATCAACAACTAACAGAAAGCAGGCGGCAGGATGCAACTAACGCTTAAAGTCAATCAAGGTGAAGGGGACTACGAAGTCTCTACCAATCTGTACACAATTGTATTGTGGGAACGCAGATTCAAAAAGTCATTTACCGAACTTGGCAAAGACATTGCAATGGAACATATTGCCTATCTTGCCTATGAGGCGAGCCGTCTTGCAGGCATCGTAATACCGGGCGAGTTTGATACGTTCCTAAAGCGTTTGACTGTGTGCGAGTTTGTGTTGTCAGACGATGAACTCCCTACACAGGCGGCTATCGACACGCTCTAGCACTAATTCTGCTACACACCGGATGGTGGCCGCCAGAGATACCGTTTGAGACAACTGACGTGTCTGCATTGGTTAGACTGATCAATGAATCGAGGAAGTCATGACCGTTGTTACCAGCATTGAGGTAGTAGGCATTAAAGAAGCGCTGGCGCACATCAACAAACTTGACAAAACATTGCGCCGACAAATTACTAAAGACTTTAGAGAACTTGCTGCCCCAGTGGTAAGACAAGCCAAAGAGGATGTGCCGGGCAAGGCTCCGATGTCTGGCTGGAACCGCAGTTACACACCGGGCAAATCAGGTGGCAATATCTTGCCTTGGCAAGGTACAGAGGCCAAAAAAATTACATCGTTTGTGTCTGGCAAAAAACCCAAGAGCGTAGGCGGCCGCACTCGAAGTCTTGCCGCCTTTGGCATAAAGTGGATGAGCAAGGATGCAGTCCTCTTTGATTCCACTGGACAAAGCCACACCAAACAAGGCGCACAGATGCTCAGTGTTCTTAACCAGCGATACGGCGCGCCATCGCGCGTTATGTGGCGAGCCTACGCACAAGCTGCTCCGCAGGTGCAGGACAAGATGCTTGCATTAGTTCAGCATGTGATGCGTCAGACAACACAAGAGTTAGCAAGCAAGAATTAATCATGGCCGTAATTCTCCCAATCATTACTGAGTTTGATGGCGCTGGCGTTAACAAAGCAATAAAGCAATTTCAACAGTTAGAAACAACTAGCGAAAAAGCGCAGTTTGCAATTAAGAAAGCAGCAGTCCCGGCAGCCGCGGCTCTTGCTGGCATTGCAAGCCTTGCGGCCAACGCAGTTAAACAAGCGTCAAACCTCAGTGAAGCCCAAAACAAAGCAAACGTCATTTTTAAGGATGCTGCAAAAGAAGTTACAAATTTTGCCAACACGGCCAGCACTAAACTCGGGCAAAGCAAAACAGACGCGCTGAACGCTGCTGCAACCTTTGGCACTTTTGGTAAAGCCGCTGGTTTGGCTGGTGCGGACTTAAGCAAGTTTGCAACCGGCTTCACTACTTTGGCAAGTGACATGGCATCGTTTAACAACACCAGTCCAGAGGAAGCAGTAATTGCCATTGGGGCCGCATTGCGCGGAGAAGCCGAACCAATTAGGCGCTTTGGTGTTTTGCTTAATGCTGCAACAATTGAACAAGAAGCACTGTCTTTAGGAATTATTAAAAACACTAAAGAAGCGTTAACCCCACAGCAAAAAGTGCTTGCAGTTCAATCTGCAATTCTTAAACAAACAAGTGATCAGCAAGGTGACTTTGCTCGAACTAGCGATGGGCTTGCTAACTCGCAACGCATATTGTCAGCAGAAATTAAAGATGTGTCTGCACAATTTGGCAATGCCCTTTTGCCGGCTATTGAAAAGGTTTTGCCATACTTAAAAGACTTTGCAAAAATTGCAAAAGAAAATCCAGATGACGTTCAAAATCTTGCTATTGGAATTACTGCAATGGCGGCGGCAACGGTAGCGCTAAACGCTGCAACAAAAACAAACCCATTTGTTTTAATGGCTGGTGCTATTTTGGTTGCCGATAAAGCAATGGACAAATTGCTTGATAAATTAAACAAAATTGGTGGCTATGTTGGAGTTTTAGGCAAAATTGTCGGTTCGTTGTCATTGTTTGGATTTGGTGCAAAAGTTGTTGGCGATTTATTTGACAGTTCATTTAACAAAATTGACAATTCAACAAGGCGCACAAAGGCAGCCATTGAAGCAACAGAAAATGCAATGGTCAAAGTCACAACCGCAACTAATACAAACACTAGCGTTGTCACAGCAAACACAACTCAAACCGACAAACAAACCGCAGCAGAAAAACGTTCGGCAGATGCATTGGAGGCTAAGAAAAAAGTCATTGAGGATTACCTGACTGCCTACAAGGACTATGCCAATTCAGTATCTGGCACAATTACTGGCTTAGTATCATTGTCAGAAGCAGTCAACAAAGTGCAGAGCGGCGAGAGTGAGAACGTAGGCGCTGCCTTTAAGAAACAAATTGAGGATGCAAAAGCATTTGCCAACAACCTAAAGACGCTTATTGCTCAGGGGCTCGGGCAGGCTGGTCTTGCTCAGTTGCTCAATCTTGGGCCTGTGGCTGGACTACAGGTAACTGACGAGATGATCTTGGGAACGATGGGCATTGGGCCGCGCTCGATAAGTGTCGGATCACTTAACGCCGATCTAGCAGGACTGCAAGAAGTCAGTGCCGGGCTAGGCGGTGCAGCTGCTGGTGCGTTTATGGGCAAAGGTGGTGGCGGTGCTGGCGTGAACATCACGGTTAATACTGGCGTAGGCGATCCTGTGGCTATTGGCAAGGGCGTAGTCGATGCGCTTAATGCTTATCGAGCGCGCACAGGTTCCTACGGATTTGCTATGGGCAAATGAGTTTCCCTACACCTAAGGTCAGCATTGCCTTTAATGATGGGCCATACGTTGCCAGTCCAACATGGACTGACATCACATCGTATGTGTACTCGGCTGATGTCTCACGCGGCAGGGCTGACGATTACAGCCAGTTTATCGGCACTGCTCAGGTCGTGCTCAACAACAACTCACGGCTGTTTGATCCGTTCTACACGTCTGGCACTTACTACGGCAAACTGCTCCCCAGACGGCAAATCAAAATTGAGGGCATTAGCAACTCAGTGACCTATCCAGTGTTTAGGGGATTTGTGGATGGATTCCCTGCGGCGTGGGATCAGGCAGGCAAGTTTGCCACCACCACGTTGTCATGCTTCGATGGGCTAAGTCTGCTGTCTGCTGAACTGCTGCCGGACTATGTGTATGACTACACGCTCAGCCTTGCGCCTACGCACTATTACCGGATGAACGATGTGATCGGCACAACTGTCAAAGATTTTGGCAGCAATCCTTTGCCCTTAACAGCAACAAGTCAGTTATTCTCGCAAAATAATTCAATTGTTCCGGCTTTAATTTCATCATCAATTAATTTTTCAGGCAACGAATATGCAACAGGTTCAGGCACTTACGACAATGCAGGCAACAATGCAAACAACATGACGTTTGCTTTATGGGTGACTCCAAACGCGGCTACCACAACGGCTAATTTTGAAACTTTTGCATTTGGCAATAATGCTAATAGCAACATGTGGATTGATTATCGGTCTAGTGGTGCAGCCAGAGCACAATGTCAACAAAGCGGCACAACAGCAAGTGCGGACACAATAAGCACAAGTGTGGTGGGTGCTGGTGTTTATCATCTTGCTTTTACTTACGACAAAACGACAAGAGCAGTTGCGGTATATGTCAACGGTCAATTAAATTCGACGGGCGCTGTGGCAGGCGTTGGCAATTTCTACAATAATGCCATTACGCGCGTGGTGTTTAAGTATTATCAATATCAAGAAGTTTCAATGTATTTGACCAAATTAACAGCAGCGCAAATACTTGATCTTTACAATTACGGTGCGGCGTACATACAAGAGGATACAGATACACGCATGGCGCGATTGCTTTCTTTTACTTCATGGCCTGCTTCTTTACAAGATTTGTCTACGGACACAGTTGGAATTGTTAGTGCAATTTCTTTGCCAAATAGCAACCTTGTTGCTGAGATGCAAACGGTCAACAGTTCTGAGGATGGTGACTTGTTCGTGACGCGCGCTGGCGTAATTAAGTTTACTGGCCGCAACTATGTGTATACCAACACATCAAGCAACACCAGCCAAGCCACGTTTGCCAGCGGCTCAATACCGTTCCAGCCATCAGTGCAGATCAACTATGACGCTGCTGCCATCCGTAATGACATCACTGTGACGTTCTCTGGCGGCGGCCAGACCTCGACTACGAACTCAGCAAGCGTCAGCGCGTATGGCACTAACGCCATGAATACCGGCACGCAACTCTCTACGCAGGCTCAGGCCGTGACACTGGCTGCGTATCAGGCAACGGTCAATGGGCAACTGCTGACCAACATCTCGCCAGTCTCTGCGGGTGTGACGGCGGCAACGGCTAATTGGACTACCTTGCTAGGGCTTGAACTGCTAGATCGCTACACGCTTACTGTGCAGCCGCCTACAGGCAACAGCATTAGCCAAGCCGAACTGATAAACCGTATCGAGCACCACATTGTGCCTGGACAGTGGCAGATGACAGTGGATGGATCAGCGCGCTATGCGTCATGGTTCATCCTTGATAAGTCATCACTCAATGGCACAGATTTACTACAATAAGGAGAACCTATGGCCGTCAAGACCTTTACCACCGAAGTGCTGACCAGTGCAGACACCAACACTTACTTGGCTAACTCAGGGCTGGTGTATGTCACTAGTGCAACGGTTGGCTCAGGGGTTTCTAGCGTCACTGTGTCTAGTGCGTTTTCTGCGACCTATGAAGCATACAAAATTATTTGGACGGGTGGAACAATGTCAGCGGATACTAATTTGTTAATGACTATTGGTTCCGCCAGCACTGGCTATTATTTAGCACTTGTTTACGGGTCGTATGGTGGCGGAAGTGCATCTGTAGCAGGCAATTCAAACAGCGCTTATTGGAGTTGGGGCGGTGGTGGTGGCACTGATGGTGCTGACGCTTCAGTTGAATTGTTTAATCCTTTTTTGACAAGAACCACTCAAATGCAAGCCCGTGTTAGGTATTCAAGTGTTTATGGCAATTCTGTTGGTCACCTTGCAAACAGCACTTCATACACTTCGTTTGCATTTACTCCTGCTAGTGGAACAATGACAGGCGGTACAGTTACTGTCTATGGATACAGGAAGGCATAAACAATGGAACCGCTACTAGGAACTTTTCACGATGCCATCACAGGCGAAACAATTACACGGGAACTGACAGCAGAGGAAGTCGCAGCACTACCTGAGCCGACTGAGCCACTGGAGTGAAAGCCCTAGCCATTGCCGCACTGCTGGCACTGACGCTGACAGCGTGCAGTGATCGAGTACGCGAGAATTGCACGCGCAATAAAGCGCTAGGCACAGTTACCTCATCTGACGTAAAGTGCAAACTATGAAAGAGCGCTACACAAACGATCAACTAAAAGGCAGGCTGGTGCTCATCGTGGGCATCTCGCTTGCACTGTCGTTTGTCGGCACGTTGTTTGCATTGATCTACGGCCTGCTATTTGTCAGCCAGCCGCTTGACATCAGTCCTAATGACGAAAATGCGTGGAGTGTCGTTACCCCAATGATCTTGTTCTTGACCGGCACATTGTCGGGGGTATTGGCATCTAACGGATTAAAAGACAAGAAGCCAGATGCCTAACAGAGTTTATGAATATTATCCTGCGTGGGATGGCAAGCAGACATCTGCCGGTATTACTGAACTAGTTAAACTGTGCGCCGCTAGGTGGGCAACGAAAAATCTTGGCACTTATGTCAATCGCAACATGAACAACAACATAAAGCCGCCACAGAAAAGCGTTCACGCAACTGGCAGCGCGTTTGACTGTCAGTACAAAGACGAAAAGCAAGCGTTCTTGATCTGGGAGTTTTTGCTTAAGAACTCAAAGACACTTGGCATCTCTGAGATTCACTGGTACGCATACGGCGAGTATGGCGCTGGCTACAGATGTAGTCGGGGCGAAGGTTTGCAAGGGGTGAAAGTCTTTACCGCGTCAGATAACGCTGGCTCATACAGTGGCACGCCAAATTGGCTGCACATCGAGATTGACCAGGCCATGTCCAAAGACGCTGCCAAGTTTGCTAAAGCGTGGGCATCTTGCCCATACCCATAAGGGCTGGCGCCAAAGTCCACATCCTGTGGATTGTTAGTGGGTAAAGTCTCTATACCGGCAGACAGGAGATAACGATGATTCCAGACGTAGTGATTTACGAGCATTACAAAGGGCGGCTCGATAGCGGCCAACAAGTTTTAGTCCAGGTATTTAGAGACGACCACAGCGGCCAAGTGTTACAGGCCACCATCGCGCAGCGCAACTGTGCTGATGACCTGTGGAACTCGCCTACAGCATTGGTGGCAGGCTGAAGCGTTTGATCGTGGCTGTATTGGTCACGATAACTATGCACGCAGGACAGGCTCAGGCTCACGGCTTGCCACCAGATCCACCAGTCAAGTATTGGTACGCGCTTGCCAAGTGTGAGACAGGCTGGGGCAAAGGGCAACTGCCGCGCTGGCATCGCAACACAGCCAACTATGAAGGCGGTCTGGGCATCCACAGACAGACGTGGAACGATTACACCAGAGGCGATAAGACAATGCCGGACAGAGGCGGAGATGCCACGATTGCACAGCAGATTACGGTAGCGCTGCGCGTGGTGCATGGCTGGGGTGCATCTAAAGGCGTGGGCTATTACGGCTGGGGCTGTGCCAAACACAGCATCGGTGACCCAACAGGGCGCTTGGCTAATGGCAAGAAGTCAACCATCTACCACCCATAAGTGACAATGTGCCATACTGACCAGGTACAACTTTAACGGCAGGAGAAATTATGAACATCCCAGAAAACGTTGCATGGCTAGAGGACTTTGCAGTTCACGGCCTGGAACTTGGCAACACACATCAAGCGTCACGCATTTGGCAAATTAGCAAATGGATTACTGACGCAAACGAACTGATGGAACAGCAAAGCGAATTGCTGGAGAGTTTGCGCGATCGCGTTGAAACGCTGTACAAAGAAAACGAGTATTTGCAGAATCGATTGATGAGGTTTGGCGCATGAACACACCATCGCTATTTGATGCGGAAGTGTTGCGTGACATTGCGATGACATCTGTACAACACAACACAGACAGTAATTGGATTCGAGCAGCGGAAGTCTCAGTGCAGTGGCTCGCACGTTCTGCCGCGCTCGGATTCACTACTGACGATGTATGGGAACACTTAGACAAATTAGGGATGACAGGTCAAGTGCATGACAACCGCGCATTAGGGCCTGTGATGTTGCGTATGTGCAAGCAGGGCATTATCAAAGACACTAAAGAGTATTACCCATCAAAGCGCCGGCACTGTGCGCCGATAAAAGTTTGGCGTGGTGTCTGATGGCGTTTGACCTGGCTAACTACGAACCAGTAGATGCGCGTCTTGCGCGTTTCTGGGCTGATCACAAAGATGGTCGCGTTCACACAGAACTGATTTATGACGATGGCACGCGCTGTGTCATCAAGGCTGCCATCTACTTTGACAGGCTCGATCTTGTGCCGGTAGCAACGGACTACGCAGAGGAAGTCAAAGATGCCAACCCTGTGAACCGCAGCAGTCGAATTGAGAACTGCAGCACATCGAGCATTGGGCGTGCTCTTGCCAACTGTGGCTACTCAGGCCATCTCAGGCCAAGCCGTGAGGAAATGACCAAAGTGGCGCGCAGAGAGCCAAACACAGGCTCTCAGATGCCCACAGTGACCACAGAATCGGGTCAGGTGATACAGACAGCCAACGCTTCGTATGGCGCATCTGAGAAGCAGAAAAACTACATCAAGGTGCTGAGCAAGAAGGCTGGCAAACTGCCACCAATCCACCTGGACAGGCTGACAATCCAACAGGCAAAGGCAACGATTGACGCGCTGCTTGCTGGCGAGACAATGCCAGAACCACCAGAGGACACGACACTAGAGGATCCGTTCTGATGTTGCGCCAGGTGTACACGGTCACCATCGTGCAGGAGAACAACTACGTCAGCGTGCGCGCTCTGTATCAAGGGCCAGCAGATGTCGAGCAACTGATAAAGCACAAATACTCAGATGCCATTGACGCTGTAGTTGACGCGCTATTCCAGTCGGGCTACTCGATCAAGAACCTGACGCGGCGCACCGTTGATGATGTGCGATCACATGAGTACGACCTGCACGATAAATTGTGGGAGAGCAAGTGATTGCCATGCCGGTCGATGTAGAAATCTTTATGTTTCTAGGCGTGAGTGCGCTGTTCTCACTGCTAGGCGCGCTGTGGAATACACGGAACCAATGAGATTCTTAGTTGCATTGTGGCTCACGGCTCTTGTGGCCTGGATAGTGTTCTGCCTACGACCACCAAAATAGATAGACGCATGACCTAAGCCTGTCGCAGGGTAGATGGATGACACACGGCAACGTGGGTAGATTGCCATGTGCGTGATGTGCTAGACGAAACATGATGCGATAGATGGCAAGGCGCGTGATAAGTATTGGTAATCGAAGTGAGGCATCTCGATGGGGGGCTTGGGCTAGGTCTGCTCTACAACACGGACGTGGCAGATGCATTACAATAAGAGAGCAGGAGACATGGAGATGACAACAGAGGCAGCGCGAAACAATAGACA